GTTGGAATCCTACCCATGTAGCATTATCGGTTTCTAAGTAGTACCACCCACCACCAATAACTTTAATTTTTGGTACTCCACCAGAAGTATAGAAGTCTAAATAATCAGCTGTAATGCCAGAGGGCATTATCCGTATTGGACCAGAACTTTCCATACCACCATAACTACCTGCTTTATTCCAAAGCAAATCAAAATAATTAGCACCGTCTTCTTGTATTGATATAACTACCCATGTACCATCATTGCTTTCAAAATGCATCCCATAGCTACCAATAACTTTCATCCTTGGTACTCCTGCAGAAGTGTAGAACTTTAATAAATCTGTTCCATCTCCTACCCCAAAGGCGTTAGCTTCCGAATTAGCACCACTAATTATCTTGCCTACATTAAATGCACTATTTAAAGAAACACTACCTATATTAGCTGGCACTAAAAATCTTACTAATGTATCGCCTTCTACATAGAAATATACTACTGGATTATTTCCAGCTCCTTCTAAATTTGCGAATATTTTTAGAACTATTCTATCTGTAGCTAGTATTGATTGTTCATGTATTTCTGCATGAAGGTCAAGTTGTTCTTCTGCTCCACTTAATATAGTAGTTGCGTGGGATGTTCCTAATAAAGTTTCTGTGCCACCAGATGCTCTTTTATAAACTTTAAAATAAAGTCGAACATTTTTAGTTCCACTAAATCTATAAGCATGAAGATGTAATTGATAAATCCCATGTAATAAAAATTGTAAACCTAAACCTCCAGAAGGTGTTACCCATTGTTCTATTTCTTGATCATCTGTAGTAATTGTAACATTAAAAACTTCTGTTTTAGCATCATCTGGAAAAGTCTCGGTTAATAATTTATAGCCACCAACATCAGCACTCACATCTTGGTGTAGAAATAAAGTTAATCCGAGAGATGAATTTAATAGTTCCTCAATTTTATCATATATAACGTTTTTAGTTGCAGCATCACCATCCTCATCCCAAGTTTGGTCATAAGGTTCATCACTTATACCAGGACCCCCAGCTCCTCCACCAGGAGTGAGTTGAGTTATTAATGCCGAATTTTCATCTGTTATATCAACTTTTTTCTTTTTTATAAAAACTAATCCATCCGAGATAGTTAAATCTACTTTCTCATAAATTCCATTTTTAATATAATATTTTATTTTGTCTATTTTATATTGACCTGCTGTAATTGTTCTACTAGAACCACTATAATGAATATCTGCGTTAATTGTAACTTCTTCCCCAGGTTGAATCATACCTTTAGTAGAATCAAACCTAAATAATTTAACTGTAAGTGGATAAGTTCCTTTATTACTTAAAATTTGACTTGCTAAATTCCCAAGGATTACTGTATCTCTAATATTAACATAGGTATCTTTAAAAATAATGTTTCCTGCTCCAGCACTTGCAGTAATTTGATTTCCTGTTAATTCCGATATTCCTCCTAAGAGTTCTACTTTATCAAAATTTTTAACTTGTTTCTTTCCTTTAATTTTTCCTATTTTATCTGTATTAGAAATATCTACTCCACTATCAACATCTCCAGCATTAAAATAAAACTCTAAAGCAGGATTTAAGTACCATGTAAATAATTCTTGTAATATTGCCCAGTCAAATATTCGCCTTAATGTTCGTTCACCTGCATAATTTTGACTGGATTTATAAGAGCCTTTTTCTAAATTTGGAAAATAATTATAATATATAATAACCTCTACTTTATCAACAAACGCATATTGTCCTGTATCATAAAAAACTTCCATTCTAAGTCTAATATCATTTAAACCATCTTCAGTCCATCCTTCTATACCACTAAAATCCTCTGTATATGTTGTTGTGTATGTCGTCCAGTTTGTGTCTAATGAAATTGATTCAGCTCCACGCCAACTTATTCTAGGATCTTTAAAATTATACCCTAAATTATAAGTACCAGCCGAACATTTTGCTGTTATTTTAAGATCAATTCTATAAATAAAATAATGAAAATCACTACTTAAACCATGATCGCTAAAAGTAAGTTCAAGCATACCGCCCGAATTTGATTTAATATATTCACCATTAGCTGCACCAGCTTCATTAATATCATCAAACATAATATTATTATTATTACCTGGCGCTGGATCGTCCCAAGCACCTACAACAATATCGGCATCTGGTCTTAATGTAAGAGTCGTTTGTGTTTTAGCACAAGTTATTTCATTACAATAATTATTAATAAGATTTCCTAAGATAGTTTCAGTATATCCATAATACTTTTCATTTGGTCTTATAGTATTAATTTCTTCTGCTTTTGAAATAACTTTTACTTTTTGAACATCTGATAAATCAACGTCATCTATTCTACCCGCAAAAACTACCTCATCCGAAGTACCACCTTCAGTAGTGTAATTTCCTGTAATAGAAATCTCATCATCTTCAACTACAGTAATAGTTTTCTTTATGAAGAATTCTGCTTTTGGAATATTTTCTTTTGGAAAGGTTATTATACCTCTTACAACATCATCTTTATCTAAAACCACCATTTAAATCACGTAGCCTGTTCAAGTCTAACTGAAGCTATTTTATATAATTGAGTGTCCCCATGAGGAACTTTTTCTACATCACTATAATCTAGTATTAAAACCATCATTGTGGTTGAAGTTCCACCATTAAGTTTAAACTTACTATTATCACTATGAGTTTGTAATTCTAATTTAAATCCACCAAGCGTATCATTTAAGAGATCAATATATTCTAAGAAAGTTTCAGCATCTTCTTGAGTTTCAAAGTAAAGGTCTTTTAAAGTAACAGTTCTTAATCTTGAACCTATATCAAAACCAAAATTACCTCCAGAATAATGTTCTATCCATACATCTGGATTTTTTTGTTTTAACTTCCATTTACCATGAATTTTCATTTCCTGACCTCCACCACTATCAAAGATAATCCATCCTTCTGTTAGCGCCATTATCTATATTTTTCCTCTTTCATTTGTAATATTCTTTTTTGTAGATAAATCATTTCTTCTAATGCATTAAGCATTTCATCGTCCATTCCTTTTTTATGCACAGTTTCTCCTTTATGAGCAAAAATAGGACCAGTACTTGGAACTTCTCCCCCTTCTTGCATGAATAATATTGGTGCTAAAGCTACTGCTCCAACCACTGCTCCAACAGCCATTCCTACTAATCCACCAGTAAATAAACCTACCATTGTAGCCATAAATACTCCAAAACCATATAGTATTCCTTTTAACTCTCCCCAACTTAAATTTGATAACCAATTTAATATTGGGTAAAGTACTTCTCCCAAAGCTTCGGCTAATGTAAGAAATAATTTTCCTATCTTTACTAACATGCTTAAATTTTCTGGAGATGCTATTTTAACAGCTAATCTTAATATACCCATTGAGAGTTTTATTAACTCCATCATTAACCCATTTTTTAAAGCAGTTACTAAGGCACTAATACCTTTTCTTATAAGATTTACAACTTCTGTTAATCCCCCCCCTTCAATCCAAGTATTAACCTGTTCTACTAAATATGGGATAACTCCAATTAACTCTTCAAAACTACCTTGTAATTCTTCAAATAATGCAGCTTGAATAGGAGCCATAACAGCTTCTAAAACTTTACCTATAAGTTCTAATATAAATAAGAATGGTTTTAATGGAATTAATATAATTTTTAAGACTGTTCCGAGAGCTTTTAAAGGTTCAAGAATCCCCTCCATAACTGGTGATGTACCTAATTTAACAATTTGTTTAAGAAAACCTATACCAAATTGAAGGGCTTTTATAAGTTGTCTTTTACCAAAGGCTTTTATAAATTCTGTAGCTTTTTCTTTAGCTTTTTCTGTAGCTTTTTCTTTTTTTCCCTCTTCTTTTTCTAAAGGAGTTACAAGCTTTTCTCTAACTTTTTCTAGAGTTTCCATTACTTCATTTTGGTATGATATAAATGCATTAGAAAAACTTTTCATTTTACCATAGAATTCTGCTGATTCTTCGAAAAGTTTTTCTACATCAATTCCTTTTTTAATAAGACGACCATAATGTCTTAAAAACGGAGTTGTTGGAGGTATTGATCGCATACCTGGTATTCCACCTTCTCCTCCTTCTCCTCCTAAAGGAAGTCCTGGTCTCATTGTTCTTGTTCCAACCCCAGCAAGATGTAATGGAGATTTTATAATTTTAGCTAATTCCTTTATTAAACTACCTATATGTTTCCCAAGGTTAGCACTTGTATAAGCTACTGCTCTTGTATTTAGATTAACAGCCTTAATAAGTACACGAAATTCTACTTCCATTACTTTAGTAAAAGTTAATGTAGTTTTAGCAAGAGTTTCTAAACTTTTTACAGTTGCTTGTAGCTTTTTATTAGTAGTAGAAATTCCTGTCCATAAAACCCTATTAATAATAACTAATTGTTGTGTGCTTTCTCCAACTTCTTCTGACGTAATTGTTCCACCTTTTTCTTTAATAATTCTGATTGATCAAAAATTAATACATCTTTATCTTTGTCTTTATCTCCCCTAACAGGAAGATCTGTTCTTCTTAAATTAAATGCTGTCCAGCTATATCTAACTGCCCTTAAATAATCTAAATATTGTAATTCTTCTATCTCTTTAATACTCATATTAAGAATATCCATTAAAAGAAACCTTTGATAAATATCTGGAATTTGATAATTTTCTGGTTCAGAAACAGAATTTTCAAACTGTTTTTCTTCACCAGAATCTAATCTAAAAAAACTCCAGATATATTCTCTTGAAGTTTATTTAATTCCTTAATATCAATATCATCAGTTATCTTTGGACCAGTTTGTTTGAGAGCATTTAACAATTTAATTGTAATGTCCCAATCATCTTGGACTTTTATGAGATCTGAAGGTTTTAACCCAGCTTTCTTTAAATCTTTGATTTTTAAGCTTTTCTTAAATGTTCTTGCTACTACTTTTTTTACTACCATTTAATTTCACCTTTAATCTGTTATATAATCATCTGGATCGTCACTTTCGTCATAATTTCCACTGAAAGTTAGAGCTGGTTTTCTTGTGCCTTTGAATGTTAATGTAGATTCTTTACCTTCTGCAGCGGCAGGAATATCGTAATTATCTGCTGTGTCAATTATAGCATTAGTAAATTTTCTAATCTCTTCATTTCCTGCATCATCAGTAAGAATAACTTCAATATCAGCATGAGTTCTATCATCTTCGTCTTTCTCAAGTTCCTCCATAAGAGTATTATCAGTAAATTTACCAGTTAGATTTAAAGTATGTTCCCTATTACCAGGATACCTTATATCAGCTATTTTACTTGATCCTACGTGTTCTTGAGTTTTTTCTAATAAAGATTTATACTCAAAAGATTTCCATTTAAATCCTAATGAAGACATACCAGTTGCTCCGAATTTTAACTCTACTTGGGTACTATGATAACCATTTACAGCGTTCCCATTCCATTTTGACCAACTACCGTCATCGAATGCAGGTACTGTCGTAAATGCTTTATATCTTTGTCCAGTAGCAGCAAATTTAACTCCTATTACTTCTCTCACTAAATCTCCTGTTTCACATTTCAGACCAATTGAAGTAATTTCTCCTCCTAATAATGACCTTTCAAGATCACTACCTCCAGCAGCACTATCTTTTTTAAGATAATTTAAGCCGATTGTATCTCTATGAGTATCAGCAGTAAAATCAGCAGTAATAGTATCATCTGTTCCAGTCCAAGGAGTTTCGACTACTTTCTTTCCAAAAGCAGTTAACATTAAAAAGGGATCTCTATAAACCGATTCAATTTCACCTTCTCCTAATTGCAATAATTCTGAGAAAGAAAAATTAAACTCTAAAGAATCACTTGTTCTAATTTGCTTCTGGGTAAATGTAGGTTTTGGAATAGTAATTTTTTCCATTGGATTAAACCCTATCTGAATATCTGTATAAGGATCTCCTTGTTTCCAACCACCAGATTCAATAAACCAAAAAGCTTTTGAACCTAATCCTGTTTTAACCATTTTTATTTTACCTTGTTTTTATTTTATATTTTATTTTATACTTTTAATTGAAGTAATTTTTTAGCTTCAATTCTTATTTCTGTTTGCCAATCTTCTGAAGAATCTGTAATTTTCTCATCTAAAACTTTATTATAATGATAACCCGATATAACTTCTGTGTTTATAAGCGTTATAGTTTCAGCTACCATATTATCTCTGTAGGCTTGAGAAACAACTGAACCAATTTGTAGTAAAAGGGTATAAGTTTCGTCTCTATATAATCCAGCAGAATCATAATCTTCAAATAAAGTGATTTGAAGATAAACATTTATGTAATTTGTACCTAATTCAATAACTCTTTTATGTCCGTTAAAAAAACCAGGTTTAGGTGTTACAGCACCATTCCAATTTGTATTTAAATGTTCTATTACATCATCAATCACAGTCATGATTTAATCAAACCCATATTTTAATTCATTTACACTAACTAATTCTTCATCTATATAATCATCTAAGATAATTTTATGCTCCTTTGTTAATCTCATAGGAAAAGGTCTCTTAGAATGTATAGCTAAGATTTGAGCTACCACTAAACTTGTTTCTACTACTTTTAAATTATCATCTACTGTTTTAGTTTCACCTATCCATCCATTTATCATTCTATATGCATGTCCTTGAATTTTAACAGCATTTGTTTCAGTAGGTAAACTATTTGTATTTAAACTGAAAGGTAGCATTGCCTTTACGTCATTTATATCTGAATATATTGTCATTGTTTTCCTCTTTTATTTTTGTTTAAGTATAAAAAATTTTAAACTCCTCTTCAGGAGATATTTGGGTTTACCTCCCCAGCTTTTAAACCGAGGTGGCATTGTTTGCTTATCTATTTGCTTATTTTAATACGCAGTTCCACTGTCACCACTATAGCACAAGTAAATACCATCTACATTTTTCGGAATGAAACATCCACCCCAAATTTTAAGATAGGTAATATCCTCTTCAAACTCTTTAGTAGGAAGATTCTTTCTACCAATTCCTTCAGTTTCTACAATATAAAATACTGTAGGATCGTTTTTAATTAGTAAGAAACATTGTGTATTTGTTGCTAAAGCTACTTGATTACCAGAACCATCTGTAGTAATAGCATCTGTGTCCCAGACATTTGCGATTAAATTGGGCATATAAACCTTTTTCCATTCTGCCCATTCGTTACCAATATTATCTATATAATTTCCCCTTAGCTCTGAAAGAATACCAGGAGTAACTATTAAATCATAAGGCGGTCGAATGTGTGCAGCTCTCATTGAGGCTATTGCAGTCTCGAGATCAGCAGCAAAATTCTTTGCGGTTGTCCATGCAGCAGCAGCGGAATGACTTGATATATCAGTAAAATTAACCATCCCTTCAGACCCTGGAACTTCCAGAGGCTTTCCATGATAGATTACTTCACTTATTAAGTCATACATTTCCTTATTAGCTTCTAACTCTTCTTGAACCAAAAGACTTTGCATCCCTAACTTTGAAGAAAGGTCATTGTCTTGGTGGTCAATTTTAATAGGAATACTTTTCCTTACAACAGGTTTTGAATTCCATATTCTGTTAGGTAGGTTCTTGATGTCGTATTTAAACTTATCTCCAGTTTCGTTGATTTTAACGTCAACTGCTCTAGAGTATTTAACTACTTTAGCTCCTTTTTCGCCTGACATGTGTGGAAATTCTCCTAATAGATAAGGTTCGTGCAATAGTTCTGTTACTAATTTATCAACAGAAGCCCATTGTTCTTCAGTAACATGCCTAATTTCGTCAGCCATGATAATTAACCTCTATCTATGAAGATTTTACATACAGTATCGTTGTCAGGAACTCTATCAACTATATTACCGAGTTTGTCCCCGCCAGCAGACCAAGGTGCGATTCCAGCATTTGTAGGTGTATCGAAAACAGGTTCACCAATCTCTTTAATAGAGTCTGGATCATCACATATGATATTTACGTATCCACGTGTAATCATACGCCCTCCATACCCAGATGCAATAGCTGTATCAAGATCAACGTCATAATGTTTGTCTAAAATTCCACCAGCTCTAAGTGAGGAGGTAGCTTTAAAGATTTTTTTAGTGACGTTCATGAAAATTAAAGAGCCAGCTTTAATAGCTTCTTGTAAAATACCTTGCTTTGCAGCACGGTTTTCACCAGCTTCAATTCCCCAACCAATATCGCTTATTTTTGTTTTTGACATATGTTTAACCTTTTATTTTGTTTAATTTTATATAATTTACCTATACAAATTTCCACTTAGTAAAACCAGTATTTGGTCTTTTAGTGCTTTCTTCGCCAGGTAATTCATGCTTCAATTTTTCTTGAAACCCTAATTTGAGTTTCTTGTCTTCGTCTACTTTCCCTTCAGGATCAGTTTTAGGCTCTTCTTTAGCCTTAGACATACTTTCTATTTGTTTCTTTAAGAGTTTCATTTCCTCCATTAAAATAGTATTGGAAATTTCCTCTACTTGTTCTGATCCTTCGGGTTCTGCTGGAACTACCTTTTCTTTTTCATCTGGCACAGTTACTGGATCAACTTCAGTATCTGGCTCGTCTCCTCTTTGTTTTGTTTGCATAATATTACACTTATCTTTTTCACACATAGGTTTAAATGTATTTCCTATCGCCCAGTGTGAAATATCTATAATTTTATTATCGTTATCAGTAATCCACTCTACAGAAACTCCATTAAGAGCGTCTAACTTTATATCTTTTTCAAGCTCATCTTGATTAAAACCAATATAAACCTTCTTATTACATTTATCAAGCTCATGATAACCTACATGACCAACTGTCCGTACATCACCATGACTCCTAAGAACTGGAACTTTTCTACCTTCTTCTTTAATTTTTTTAAAGACTTCTTTTATATCATCCCATTTATCAAATCCATCCTCATATTCTACATCTCCTAGGGCTCCTACACCCCAGAAGTCAAAATCAGCAGCATATGCTCTCCTTTTATACTTTTTCATATTTACCGTCCTCGAATTTTATTATATTATCGTCTAAGAGATATTTTACCAGTTTCTCTAATGTAATATGACCATTTTTATGTTCTGATAGGTTTTCATAAATATACAGGTTTTCTGGTCTATTATCGTCTTTTATTCCATTAATATGATGTACTATTTCACCAGGTTCTAAATATCTACCCAGCATTTCTTCAGCAACTAAAATATGCTCTCTAACATAATTATTATTATTAGCTCTATGATGCCCTGGTTTTTTAATTAAAATATAACCATCAGCTTTACATCTTCCACCTTTCCAATTATGGTTATTTTCTCCTGTTTGAGACCTTCCAATTCTTTTCTTATGCTCTTCTGTGAAGGGTTTTCTCTTATATATTCCTTTGGGCATTTTAAATTTGTCTCGGTTTATTTTTGTTATAATCCATAGGAGAGTTTAAGTTATTTTTCTCTTCCCTTGTTATAATTGTAGTTAATTTTTGAAGAACATTTTTTCTATGTGGAATATCCCTACTTATAATTCCACCTAATTTCTTACGGATTTTAATCCTTTGATATTTATTATAATTCATTAGTCACGTATTCTCCTTGTTCTTAATTCTTCTGATTGTTCTTCTCTTACTTCAGCTTCTAAAGATTCTTCTTCTCCTTCATTACTTTTATTAACTTCATCAGCATCGTCTGCGTCAAGTACACCACCACTATCCCACTGTATATCAGCAACAGATTCGTTCAAAGCTTCACCATCTTCCTGCATTAAAAGTAATTTTCTTATAAAGCTCGTATATTCTTCAAATATACTTTCAAGAGTTTCATAGTTTGCTATTTTATCTTCTTTACTTGAACTTTGAGCACCTTTTGGATCTCCTATAAACCATCTTACATTAAAACCTGTAGCTCCTGAGATTAGTTTCATTATCTCTCCTAAATCTATATCCCACCAAACTCTGGTACTTGAACCCTCCCAATCAATTGTAGTAGCCATTCCACTATTTTGTGGGTGTTTAAGAATCAAGAAGTTTTTTGTATTTGTACTTTCAATAGCACTTGCTAATCTACTTGTTTCACCTTGATAAGTCATAGGATCTACTGAAACAACCATCATACCATTTCCTATCCTTGAATCATATCTTGACATAGCTCCTATTATTTCACTATATCTTACGGCATTATCCCAAATTGGTTTAATTGGAGATACTCCTTGTCTATTTAATTTAAACTTCCCTACATAGAAGTGAATAACATCTTTAGGGAATAAATCATATTGAATAACTGTATTAAGAAGAGAGACTTTTTCACCCTCATCAATTAAGGGTAGTACTGTATATTGCTCTATTTTAAATTTATTAAATATAATCATCTGAATATCAGTAGAATCATGAACGAGCCAATTTCTATCATCATCTAAACCTTCCACATTAGTTTCTAATACCATATATCCGTGAGTTCTTGTAGCTTGAATTACATCATTTAAAAGATCACTATATAGTAATTTTTTCCACTGTTCTTTTAAATCATCCATTTCATTTCCTTGTTTATCTAAGAATATAGGAGGTCTTGCTGTAATCGAATTAGCTACCCTTGTAACTAGTGCATAAATTATAGGATCTAATTCTGCTCTTTTTTCTCTATGATTAGGATTTTTAAAACTCTTAGCTTGTAACTCTTCAAGCCTTTCCTTATGAGTTTCTTTATGAAACCAATCAGAAGCTCTTTGCCTCAATCCTGTAAACCATTGTTTTGCTCGTCTTAATATCCCTATCCTAATCACCATTCAAATATTTTATTGCTGTTTCTAATATATCAATACTATCTTTTGCTTGTCCAAGTAAATGATTACAATTAGGACATAATATCCCTCTTACTTTACCTGTTATATGATCATGATCTACGTGTAAATGTTTTTTAAATTTCTCCTCATGTCTTCCACATATAGCACATTTGTAATTTTGAGCTTTTAAAATTTGATTATAAATCTTTAGAGTAATTCCATGGTCATATTTTAATAAACTATCCCTACGTGATTCTTGATGTTCTTTCTTCCATTTAACATCATAATCTCTTTTACATAATTTACAATAATCTTGTAGATCATATTTCCTTCCTTTATGCTTAGAGAATTCATTAAAAGGTTTTGTTTCCTCACATTTTAGGCAGGTTTTCACTCCTAATATTCCCATCTTATATACCTATTTGTTTTTTAATTTCTTCTACATATTTACTTAGCCCGATTTCCTTTAAGAAATTCTCTACTGAGCCAAATCTCCTTTCTACTTCTTTCCTTAATATATAATTTAGACTTGATTCAAATCCCATAGCACTAACTAAATGGTTATCTAAGCCTTTATGACCTATTCTTATATTGGTCGTAAATGTCCTTTCAAAATTGTTTACTGCTTTATACATAATTCCACCTATAACCTCCTTTCCTTATAAACCTATAAAAAAACGTTCCTTTACTATGAGCAAAATAGAACTCTTCCCATACTATAAAAGGCACATCATAATATACAGCACTTTTCCCACTTCTAAGAAAATCAACATAAACTCTACCAGCAGCAGGTGAAATTCCTCTTAAATATCCCATAGCTTGTAAATTAGTTGAACTAACGGCTGTTATAGGATAATCTCTCCATACGAGTTTTCCTACTCTTACTTCTTTTTGAACAAATTGCTGTTCTTTTCTTGTAATAGGAATAATTACTCTACTCGGAACAAATTTTCCTTTCCTTCCTCTTAAATAAGGTCTTACCCTTCTCCTATGTACCATTTTACTTGTTCACCTTTAATCCAAAACTTTTCTTCTTAACATCTTCTATCTTATCTAATATATACACGAATTCTCTTATACTGTCTGCTTCTATTACGATCTTATTATAATTTTCCGTTTTAATTTCTAACATCATCTTCCCATCCCCACCTCCTCCTTGTTATTTTTAATTATTGCTGCCGTAGCACCAATCTTCTAATTCATCTTGTAAATATTTATAAACATAATAGTAAACTCCATGCATTAGCGAGTCTACATAATCATCTTCTTTCTTATCTCCACAGTACTTTAAAAGCTGTTGTTTTAACCTGTAATTATCTAACTTGAGTTTACCACTATCCAGGACAAAATCCATAGCTTCCCAAAACAATTCCTTTGATTTACCAAATATCGAATATCCAAAGTCATAATTTTTCTTATGAAGTTCATCTCCAACCCAACTTGCTACTGTTTGACCTCCTTCTAAGATAAAGTAGGGCGAATATTTTCTCTTATATTCATCAAACATACGCATTATCTTTTCCCTTGGAGCATTCTGCATACCCCAACTTTCAAGCTCGTATATTATCCCATCTTTAATTGCTATTACAAACATAACACATTCATGTCCCCATCCCCAGTCAATAGTTACGACAATTTCCCCATATTTTTTCAGAGCTTCAATTTCATAGTCTTCGAAAGCCCTACTAACGTCTTTAGAGCTAAAATATGCTCCTTCAGCTTCTACCCATTTTAAGAGTAATTCTTGTCTTACCATCCTTTCGGGCATTACATCCATAATATCCTGCCACTGTTCAGCACTAACCCAGGTAGCATCACTCATATGCATCATAAATTTCTTGAACTTTTTATTCTCAAACCAGAAGGTATGAAACATAGTACCAGCCTTAGCTGTACCCATAATCCAGATATACATATCTCTACCTGTTGCGAGTTGAGGCATTATCTTTCCCCACACATTCTCATCTATTTCCTGTGCTTCGTCTAAGATTAAAATATCCGCCTCATAAGTTCCAGTATCTGCTAACGTATTAGCGTGAATTTTTACTTGTGTACCATTCCAGAACGTACATTTCTCTACTGAAACTCTCTTAAATATATCAAGCCCATATTCTTCTGCAATCCACGTCATCATTATAATAACATGAGCAGCAGTATCTTTCTTCGAAGATAATATATGTACCTGCATTTTCCTATCAGTACCTAATAATATAATAGCCAGTGCCATTAAGTAGGTTTTACCTGTTTTTCTTGAACCGAAGACAGCTACAAAATGGTCATTAATCATAGCATCGAAAATTTCTAATTGTTTCGGCACTAATTTTTCTACGACTTCATCATAATCCACAGCTAAATTTCTCACCACTTCATCTAAATGAGGTCTAACATACAAGTTAGCATACAAGCTAAATATATTAATCATTTTAGAAGCATACGCGGGATCTTTCATTGAATCTGCTATAATTTTTTGTAGTTTTCCTTTAAAGTCGAATTCTGTCAGTTTCATAGGGGCTGGGGGTACTCATTTCTGTAAGAGCTTGCGCCCTTTATTAATATCTTTTTATACGTAAAATTAGTGTGTAGGCAGCGACTATAGAGCATTTATCCTGTCTCAACGAGAACGATTTGATTGTAGTCCTCTACCAGTTTTGTCGAAGTGAAGTATCGAAAGGAAATTTATTTTTATTACTTCCTTACTCCTATGCAATGCTGCATTTCTGTACTACAAATACCCACTATTTTTTGATAGATTCACACTACAAACCCCCTAATCATTATTCTTGGATACCTCTTCCAGATGTACTATGTCGGTTAACCCATTTGACCGAAAAAAACCCAAGTCCCAAAAATCACAAAAAATCTCTTATTTTAAAGCTTTAAAACCACTTCTTTTTAATCTATTTAACCCAATTCGAAAAATCTAATACAGCTAATTTTCCTTATTTCCAAAATTGGTTTATACATTTAATCTAAATAATCCCATACCTCATAGAATGCACCCAAAGTAAGTTGCGATGGGGGGGATCTATTAAGGATAAATAAAATAAAATACTGCTGGTTTAGTTTATTAATTTCAAAACTATTGTACCAGCAAGGTTTTCTCCTATAATTACCATATTTATAATAATAAATAAAATATATATAATTATAGTGCTGATCCTGCTGGTACAATATTATCAAAATTATAAAAGTATTAAACCAGCAACATCAAAGCATTTATAAGCAAATAAAATTATAGTATATTAGAATCAAAAAAAAATAAATAAAAAACAGAAGTGAAGAAAATGGAAAATAAAAATGAAGATATGCACTATGTTCCCGTGTTTGAAAATGGTAAATACTTTAACAAGCTAATCCCATTAACAGCAGGAGAAAAAGAGAAAGAATATCGTGCAAATAAAAAGGGAAAAAAATAGAAGTGAATAAACCATGACAAAAACAGACAAATTAAAACTAGAATATCGAATTGTAGATGATATAAAAGATAAATTTCCTAATCTCATCTCAATAATCGGACTTCTTATGGATAGAGTAGAAAATTCCTATGTATCAGTTGAAGCAGAAGTTAAAAAAGCAATATTAGAGGCTCTGAGAAAAAAAAATATGTCAACTGGTATTTTAGAAAGGATATTAAAAAATTTAGTAATTATAACAAACGTAAAAGAAGAAGAGTTCTTTACTCATGAAGGTTGGATAGTTCCTTTTCAAAATGGGTATTATGATATAATAAATAAGAAATTTATCCAATATCATGAAAAGAATTTCTTCTATGAAATACCTCATAAATATAACGAGAACTTTAAAGGAGATTGTACTATATTCAAAGCAATGTTAAAGAAGTATTTAGCAGAACAACATGATGTAAATCTTTGTAATGTAGACGATATTTTCGAGATTATGGGTTACTGTATGATTATGAATGTAAATTTAAAAAAAGCTGTTTATATATTCGGTCCACCCCATACAGGAAAGACCACATTTCAAACAATCCTACTCCATTTATTAGGAGATAAGAATACAGCTAATATTCTATTATCAAGAATGAGTAGAGACCAATTCGGAACTGATGGTTTACAGCTAAAAATTCTAAACACAGTAGGTGAAACAGAAAATAATATACTTAAAGATTTATCTTACATTAAATCAATAGCTGGAGGAGATAAATTTATAGCTGTTGAAATTAAAGGAGTTTCTAAATCTAAAGGAGGTCAAGCGAGATTTGTTAACTTTGTAAAGTTATTCTTTCTTGGAAATAAACTCCCCCAACTATTAGACAAAGACGACCAAGCTTTTTACGATAGATGGATTATTATAAATTTTGCTCATCCTTTTGAAGTTCGAAGAGAAAAACATTCAGACTTTATAATAAACGATCCTTTTGAAGTTCAAGGAATTATCCACGAATGTATTAAAGGTTTAAAGATATTATTTGAACGAGGAAATTTTAGACCAGAATTAATTCAAAACAATAGACATATTTGGAATTATAATACCGACAATTTCTATCGATTTATTCACGACAAATGTGTTATAGATTGGGAAGGTTCAATTATAAATAAGAGTTTATACCGATCCTATATCAGATATGTAGTAAATAATAAATTGGGTAAACTTCTTAGTGAGAAAGCACTTACAGCAGAATTAAAGAAGTATAAAATTTTCTTAGAATCTCATTACGAGAAAGATAAGAGAATTTTCACTTATGAAGGTATTAGATTAAAAGATAAAAAAGAAATTAAGAAAGAACAAAAAGAAGTGAAGAAAATGGAAAAAGTTATTGAAAAAGAACTTAGAGTAGAGTATAATTATGAAGCTGATTTTGATAGGTATGAAGAAGAAGCACGTGCTGCATATTATGACGAGCCACAAGAACCAAAATATACAGGACCAGAACCTAGTAAACCAGATTATCCAGACGAACCACAAGATTATGATCCTAATTTTGATGAGCCACAAGATTTTAAATATACAGAAGCTGATCGTCCACATAATCCTGACGAGGATAATGAACCACGAGAAGAGTAATTTAATATGAGCCGTTACAAGAGATTAATCAAAGGTGTGAGGAAAGTTCTTAGTGATCCCGACAAATGGGAGAAGTATAAAGATTTATATAATTTACTGAGTGAGGAAAGAAAAAACGATGTCGGAGCTGAGAATAAAAAGACTTTTAAAGAAGTACAAGTATGATTTTATTATATGTGAATCTTGTGGTGGAAGAGTTATTAGAGATAAAGAATTAGTTTGTAGTATTTGTGGTCTTGTACAAGATAAAATCCTCGTACCTCCTGCAAATAAAACAAGTGTTTATAAAAACAACACAGAAGGTGAATACCGTAAAACCAGGCGAGAATCAGAGTTTTCAAAAAAACTTAATAAATTAGACAGGAATAAGAGTAGATTTACTAACGTACGTGTCACAAGAGATGCATCCGAAAGATTAACTGAATATTGTAAGAAAAATCACTTCATAAAATATAAGTATTTAACAGAAATAATTGAGAAGGCTATAACAAAATGAGTGAAAAAGAAAGTTATCATTTAAATGTTACTGTAAGAGGAGAATTGGCTAAATACTTGAAAGAATTAAGAGAATTAGGAGTTTCTATGAGTATATTCCTTACAAATGCCATAGAAAATTACATTACTATTCATCGAGAGAAAATGGAAGTATTAAAAAAATATAATAGAGCTATTAACAAAAAACAGAAATTTATGAACGAGGAGTAAAAAAATGACAGAAGAAAAAACAGTAGGAAAAGTTTCACAGTTTTTTAATAGAATAGGACGTAAAACAAAAAGATTTTTATCAAGTATTAAAATAAGTATTGAAAACGTAGCAACAGGAATAAGTATAAAGTATTTAAATTTAGGAACAGCTTACTTTAATAAGAAAGCCAAACATTTAGAGAACTTAAAAGATAGAGAAGAATTTGGTAGACCAATGTTAAGAGACATCCCTAAATACATAGGAATATGGATCTATACTGGATTTGCAGCTATACTCACATTTATTAGTAGCTCTATAAATAATTGGAGAATAGATAGACTTAATGCAGAAGATAAGAAAGATAGTCAATAAGTAAAACAAATAT